TTCATAAAGGCAAGTTGCAGATTTTATTTTATCAATCTGAGTAGAGTACGGAGTAAGAGTAGCTGTACCAAGTTCGATATTTGACGAATCGTATTTAGTTGCCAAGGCGGTTTTATCTGCTTTAACAAGCAGAGCGCTGTAAACCGTACCGCTTGTCAGATAACACGGACTATTATTTTTGGGTTCACTGTCAAACGGCATTGAATTGAGCTTTTGGGCAAGTTTTTGGTCTGTTCTTTCCTTCGTATATGCGTCCGTAATTCCGTACCCTGCGAGTGTTGTTGCCTTATTTGCCTTGCTATTTATAATAGCTGTAAGAACTTTGTTCTGTACAGGATTAACGCTCTTAGCATCCAGTGCAGTATCGGTAAGCACAGCTCCACTCTCGGTCAGAGCAATGACACGGGACAATATGTCTAATAATTCGGGATAATAGTCAGAGGTAGTAATATCACCGTCATAATCGCCGTGAGTGTTTATTACAAACGGCTGTGTAGAGTAGGTACGAGTACCGTCTGTAAGCACAATTTTAGCAACCGTTCTGCCGGCGGATGAAAGCATAGCCTTATCTGTAGTTACAGTAACAATATTTTTTGCTACTGTAGCATTTACAGCAAAATAGTTACTGCCGCTTTTACCTTTGCACACAGCTGTCGCACCTGTTGCATCATAAGCTTCGCCATCAGCGGTAAGGTTAATTTTAATCCGTCTGCCAATGTCATATTGCCCTGCTGAGATTACTATGGGAGTAGCCTGACAGTTTAAATCAAGCGTAATTTTAGCAACATATTCATTCATCGGCGTGCTCCTTTTCCGTTGTTGTAGCTTCGCCTGTGAGTTCTGCGATTACCTGTGATTTGATATCCACAAGCACTGATGACATTATGCCGTCAATAAGGCTTGCCGGGAAGCCGTATTTACTTACAATTGCATTAACGGCGGCAATAAGTTCAGACCGTGCTGATTGTAATGCTAATGGACTAAGTTTCGTCTGCATTTTTATCCTCCTTTGAGTGAATTTCTTCAGACCGTTCTGCCGGTCTTGATTTATCCGTTTCGGCAATTTCCTTCGTATTGATTATGTAATCCATTTTAATTACCTCCTAAGCAGTTAACGATTGAAGAATGCCATTTTTGAAGGTCATTTTAAACTCTTTCCAAGTTGCTGCTGTACCATTGCTGTTAAATGATGTTACATAATAACCCGAAAAAGTGTCTGTAATAGAGCCGCCTTTAAAGCCCCAATCATTCAAAATAGCGTTGTGTAAATAATGATTCCGCAAGTTAAGGTCACAACCTGTGTGTAACTGATTGGCTTCAAGCGAACCGATTTTTTGAGCGGCATATGTAAAAATAAGAGTGTATGAAGAATCAGTTGATTTCATACGATAACACCAATCCATAAATGCCGAACCGTTTTCAAGGTTAAACGAAAGGTCACGCTTTGAAGTATCAGAAGCATAACAACCGGTACCTATGTAACCTACCTTAGTGCCTTTGTAGTAAAAATTTTGACCTACCGAATTTAACGACATTAGCTTTTTGCCGTTATTATCAAAAATATCATGTCCTGTTGATGACAAGCTCATCAGCTTTGTGTTCTGGAAATTGTACACATTTAGCTGTGAATTTTCAAATTTTATGTAATTTGAAATTTTGTTCCAAGCAATTTTGATGTCATCGGCAGATTGTTGGAGAAGAGTACCCCACCTGTCCGAACCGACAACCTTGTTTACTTCAAAAAATAATCCCTCGGCGGTTTGTGTAATCACCGAACTGTTGAGCGAACTTGCCCACGAATCGGACACATGAAGAACGGTTGTGTCTAAGTCCTGTTTAATCTCATTTACCTTGTTATGGTCGTGCAAAGTTTGTGCATCAAGAGCAGTAACCTTGTTTTGCAAGGTCTGCAATTTCCCTGTTATTTTGGCTGGCACGGTTGAAAGGGTGACCGTGTTGAGCGTTGCATCGGCAGGATACTCTTTAATCTCAACTATACGGTAGTTAATCCTTGTCTTGCGTTTACGGTCAATCAGAGTAACCACATCATACAAATCAAAAGCAAGCACATCACCGTATGTGTCGGGCAATGTTTTTGCAAGGTCAATAACCTTAGCTGTGTAGGATTGCTCCGGCACAGCAAGCACGGCAAGCTTTGCTTTGGCATCATCAAGCAAGGTTTGCTTATTGGTATAACGTTCGTCTCGCCATATAGCTGATATGACCTTGTCGGTATAGCTATGATTTTCAATGTAATTTTTGCCATTGTTTAGGCTGGCTATACTTAAATTATCTTTACCGTATGGATAAAGTCTTGTAACCAAACTTGTGGTACTGCCTTTGTAAGTCATATCGCTCAAATTAAGCTCATCGGTAAAGTAAGTGCCTGTCGGCTCGGTGTTGTTGTACGGCTTGATGCAGTAAATAACCTTGTTAATTGTGTCAAAACGATAGCGAGTGTTATACGCCGTCGAGTTTTGGCAATAATCGAGGATGTCAAGCGTGGTTACATCAGTCAGCTCAAGGGTGCGGCGAGCGGCTACGAGGTCGGCATCAACAACAGTCCAACCTGTGCCTTTTAAAATCTCCGAGCATACGCTTGAAAAGCTAACGGTGCTCTTATTATAGGTCGGATAAACATTATAGTTGAGTCCCGTGAGGTCAAGCTCACAAGTAATGGTGCTTACCGTTTTACGCTCATTGATGCCGTTTATAAGGTAGCGCTGCCCGTCATACTCGACCGTACCATACAAAACAAAATACCTATATAATTCGTGGTCGGGTGATATATCAAACTGTAATGACATCAAACCGTCTTCCGAACGAGTACGGAAAAAGGTGCTGTCAATGTCACGATAAACCTTTATGTCATCGCCGTAAAATACCTTTAAAAACATCTTAAACACCTCCTAAACTAAATGTAAATCGGTGTGTAAGATACCGTTATGCTGACATCAGATGCAGACGATGTTATCTGATTTTTGCCCGGTTGCAGGACAGGGAAATCAATCAAATCACTGTCGCCAAACTTATTTTTGCCGTCTGCAGTAATTAATCCTGACACGCTGTCAATAACAATTTTTGTGCCGACTGCTATATTTTTGATAGTAACGCCCTGCAAAGTTACCTCAGATTTTGTGTTAGCATACTCAGCCGTAATTATAGGTAGTGTAGCCGTGTTGGAATTGCAAATCATATAGCTGTTTGCTTTTATAACCTCACTGATAGGCTTTGCGTGACGAACAGCATTAAATGTATATGTAACATCATGCTCACCACTGCTATCAAAAGTTGCGGCGGCAATACTGTTGACAATTGCCGTGTATATAAATCCATCAGGAAGAGCAATTTCAACTACTTTGCCAACAAGCAAGCCCTCAAATACAGTTATATTTTCGGTTGCTATTGCAAGGCGGTCGGAAACTGTCAAACCTTTTGCATAGTCACCAAGATAGTGAGGGTAAAAAGTCAAAGTTAAAGTCAAAGTTCTTGTGCCGGGAACGGAAGAAAACAGTAACGGAGCTGTTAAGATACTGCGAGAGGCAGATAAATTGTTGGTAACGGTTGTACCGCTGACCGAATAGCTTTGTAAACGGGCATTGTATGCGGAAATATCAACGCCGTTTATTGTCATTTCGTTAAGCATTTTATCTGTCCTCCCATGCAAGTTCTTCAGAAACATACGGCGTGAGTGCCACAGCTGTTTCTCGACCGTCAATATTAATTGAGGTGTGAATATCGCCTTTAAGGTTGTACTTACGCTCGTTATCCTCGCTCATCAGCTCGACATTGTGGTTGACATCAGCGGTAAATTTGGATCTAAGCATTGACTGTCCTGCAGACACAGCCGACCTCATCTTGCTGACTAAACCGTCAGCTGAAACACCTGCCTGCATACGCTCGGTAAATGTGGATGCCACCGTATCCGCCTGCTTATAAAGTTTGGGAGCTTCGGCATCAAGTCCGTTTTCACCGCCTTCAAGTGTGTAGCCGAAAATCTTTTTAAACACTTTTGAGGGGGAGTGTTCATCAAACATTTTCCTGAAAATATTGATAACACTGCCTGAAATTTCTGAGGCCTTAGAATAAAGCGAATCCTGTTTTTCTGATAAACCAGTTTCCGCTCCTTCCATAGCATCTATAAAGCTTTGTTTAGTGTCTTCATCAAGGTTATCAAACGCTCCTAAAAATGCAGAATTTATTCCTTTAGCTTTTGTATCTGTTTCTCCGGTATATTGTTCATACAAACCCATTAAAGATAGAAATGCAACCAACTGATCTTGGTATTTTTCATCAGATAAAGCCTTGCATTGTTTGTTTCTTATTTCACCGAGTTCTTTGCTGTACCTTGCATTTTCTTCTTCTTCGGCTTTTTTCTTAGCTACAAGTGCTTGACCTTCCGCAATACCCTTTTGAGTATCAGTTAAATTTTTTCTTTCTATTTTATAAATCTCGGTATTATAATTACTTGCTATATCAATAAGTTTTTGTTTATGTGTTTGCTCGGCATCGCTTTCATCTTGATTTATTCCTTTTAAATCTTCAGTTGTACTCTTCAACGCTTCTGCACGATTATAATAACCGTCTTTAATAATTTTAAGAGTATCCCCAGCCTCCTTATTGGCTGCACTAACGGCTTGCTGATAGCTCGCTTCTGCGGCTTTAACATCAGCATCATGTTCCTTTTGTGAGTAATCACTATCTGTTTTCAACCTCAAATCAAGCAGAGCTACTTCTTCTGTATATTGCTCGTATGCTTTATCAATTACCGCTGTACGAGTTTCTTCGGCAGAGTTGGTGAGTTTTTGTGCTCTTTGCGTATATTCTTCAAGCGACAAATCAGACGCCTCGTTGAGAGCCTTAGCCTGAGTTGTAACAACCCCTTGCTTCGCTTCTTCAATAGCAAGTTCTTGATCCGCAAGTTCGTGCATTTTGGCGAAAAGGTCTTCAAGTCTTTGAATTTCACCGCCGGTTAATTCTTTTCGGTTTTCTGCGGCAATTTTGCAAATCTCTGTAATTTCAGACTGAACATTGTCCATATTTTCTGACAATTTTTGTTTTTCATCATCGGAAATAATGATGTTTTCATTGAAGTTATCAAAGATACTGCCTGAACCTTCAATCTTACTCATAAAATCGCCAAACTTTGAACCTATATCCTCATATGACGAACCAAGATTGTCGTTTGCCGACTGTAAATTAGCCTCCGCACTTGCAAGATCGTCCGTTGATTGAGTTGCATCACCGTTAGCGGCAGAAAACGCAATAATGCCTGCTGTCAAAGCTGTAATACCTGTCAAGATAAGCACGGCAGGATTAAGTGACATTGCCATATTCCACGCATATTGTGCAGCTGTTGCAAGCGTGATTTCACCTGTTAATGCACCGACTGCAATTTGTTTAAGCGTTATAGTGCCAAGTGATGCAGCTTCGGCAAGGCTCTCCGCTGTTACAGATGCGGCATGTGATTTAACGAGAGCTGTGATAGACGAGATGATTTTCCAAGCTTTCCACGCCGTGATTGCTGTAGTAACAATAGGCAAGAGTATATTGAGGTTGTCGGCAATCAAGTCAATAGCTTTCGCAAGCGGTGGTATAACAACCTTTGCAATGTTAGTGATTGTTTTCCCAAGATTAATCAATATGGTTTTAACTGTATTGATAGCCTTTTTAAGACCGCCATTTTCAAAGGATTTTTTGATAGTGTTAATCGCCTCTTTAACGGGGGCTTGCAGTTCTTTTGGCAGGAGCTTAACTAAGTTTTTAGTTAAAGCATCTACGATACTTTTTGCCGCAGACAGTAGATCGGGAGCACGGTCACTTATGCCTTTAACCAATGTTTTTACGATGTTTATAGCAGCTTTAACAAGTTTTGATGAGTTATTTGCAATCCCGTTAACGAATGCCTGTAAAAAGGACATTGCGGCATCAATCATCTTCGGAGCGGCTTCAACTGCTTTTGTTGCAAGTTCGCCAAAAATAGAGCCTGCCTCTTCAATCATCTCCGATAATCCGCCTTCGGTAAATGCCGTGGTTAACCTATTGACATAGTTCTGAGCTTCCTTTGCGGCATCGGTCAGAGGCTCAGACATACTTTCGTATATTTCTATACCCAAGCCTTCAAGTCCTGATTTAAGAATCGTAATCTGTCCCTGCAGATTGTTCTGCATCGTATCAGCCATTTTTTGAGCTGATCCATCAGCATTATCAATGTTTTTAACAAGGCTGTTGAAATCCTTATCACTCGCATTGATGATAGCAAGCATACCCGACATAGCCTCTTTGCCGAAGAGAGTACTTGCAGCGGCTGTTTGTTCTGTTTCAGATAAACCGCTAAACTTTGTTCTAAGTTCTTTGATAACATCAATTAAAGGTAATGCTTCGCCGTTGGCATCGGTCATGCTTATTTTGTACTCATCCATTACCTTTTGCATTTCTTTGGTCGGCGAAGCAAGGTTAGATAAAGCTGTTTTAAGGCTTGTGCCTGCCATACTGCCCTTAACACTTGCATTAGCCATAAGTCCAAGGGCAACAGATACATCTTCAACACTATAATTCATCGCACCTGCAAGAGGGGCTACATACTTAAAACTTTCACCGAGCATTGACACATTAGTATTTGCAGAGCTTGATGCTTTAGCAAGCACATCGGCAAAATGGGTGCTGTCAGATGCCTTTAATCCAAAAGCAGTAATTGCATCGGTAACTATATCAGAGGTGGTTGCAAGGTCAAGACCGTCTGCAGCGGCAAGTGACATTATACCGTCAATACCGTTAAGCATTGATGTTGTATCCCAGCCTGCCATAGCCATATATTGTAAAGCCTCAGCAGATTCGGAGGCTGAGAACTTTGTCTTAGCACCCATCTCTTTAGCCTTGTCAGTAAGGCTCTGCAAGTCTTTACCGCTTGCACCGCTGATAGCCGAAACCTTAGACATTGCCGCCTCAAAAGACGAGCCGACTGTTGCCGCTGCTGTTGCTCCTGCTCCGAGGGTTGTAGCAATGCCGGCAAGAGTTGTCGTTATTGCGGACACACCTGTTTTTGCAAGACCTTTCAACTTGTCAATGCCCGTTTTAAAGCCACCGGTATCAATTTTTGTGTCAATTTTTATTGAGCCGTCGTACGCCAATATCCCACATCCTTTACTGTGAGGTCATCGGCATCCAATGGCTCTACTTGACCTGATTATTTTTTATCGTTTAATACGATTTCAAATAGCCTTTTACAATTACGCCCTTTACAGTATGTAAAAATGCCCCTACACCTTGACGATTTGTCAAAGTATATGGGCATTTCATAACCGCAATATGGGCATTTAATTTTTTGTTTGTTTTTCAACTTATCACCTACGATAAATCATATTGATTTTTACTTGTTAATTTTGTTTTAACACTTAAATCTAATTTATTTTTCGGTACTTTAGAAGTGAATTCAAACTCAGCGTAACCGCTGGTTTCGCCTTCAAATTTATATACATATGTATTTATATAATAATCATCAGTTTCGTCTTTTGATTCTGATATCTTAGTACCTTTTCCGCCAACAATTTCTTCAACTTTAAATATGGTCATCCCCATATTTATTTGGTCAAACTCATCTTTGCTGATTCCTGACGGGTCGTTTTTAGCTCCACAGGCTGTGCAAGTCAATGCTAATAATGCAATAGTTATAAAGGATAGAATCTTTTTCATAGCTGTACCACCTCAATAAATTTTATATACACATTATACAAAATCTATATAAGTTCGTCAACAGATTTTCCTAATAACAAAGCCTCTTCGATAGCATTGTATTTTTCCTGCACCGACTGCGGCAGAGGCAGGGCATAGAGTTTTTTCATTCGCTGATAAAAATTGCGGTCTGCCGTTGACATTTTAGAGGTAATCGGCATACTGCGATAACCTAAAATTTTTGTAAACATACAATCGGCACGCAATGACATAAACAATGCACGAAACTTCCACCAATGCAAATTTGCATCGTTGAGGTCAATGCCGTACTGCTCTAAAAATGCCGCATAGATATAGCCATCATCAAAATCGTAATCAAATACAGCTTTATCATTGCCACCGTCTGAATGCTTTTCGGGTGGTTTTCCACAGCGATAAAAGTTTAAAATAGCCTCGACTGTTTCTTCGTTCATCGGGCAAGGTGTTCTGAATACAAGCTTCTGAATTTCTGCGAGTACTTCGGCTGAAATTGTATCGTCAATCTGCTCGGTGAGGATAAGCTCAAACTTAATCCATACCCTAAAATCAGTATTTATTTTATATTCCACACCCGACACGGTTATTGTATCGGGTGTTTTGTCACAAAGCAGATTCATTACTTTGTCGCCGGTTTAAGTGTCTTTTTGTAATGATTGTACTGCTTATGCCTTTTGCCCCTGTGGTTGTTGTTCATTGCAATTGCTCTGCTTTTATACATACTACCGAGCTTTGAGCCGAAAGCATTAACAGCCTTGATGACATCCTCGTAGGCATTGATACAGGTTGTAAGGTTTACGGTTTCGCCGAAAACCTTTTTAGCTGTACCGTCACCAAAAACCTCATCAAAAAAGTTAAAAACAGCCGTACACTGAGCACGGATAAGCTCTGACTGGCGTTTGCCCTCGGGCTGTAAATCATTCATTGCCTTTGCCACATTATCGTGAGCGTGTTCGTAACGCTCCATAACGAGTGCATCGGCAACATCAATGTCAGGTAAATTTACACCGTTAATAATCATATTTTATGCCTCCGAAGTTTTTGCTGTAAATGTCTTTGTGACTGTGTCAAAAGTACCCTCGACAGGATCTCCTTTTGCAAGGAAATTGCCACTGCAGCCCATTTCGCCGTCATCATTCGTAAAACTTGCCACCTCGACTGCAACACGGATTTTGCGTGCATGATATGTGGTCTTGTTACTGCCGCCTTCAACAGGCTGGTCAAGGTCAACGATAACATAATCTGTTTCGGCATCAGCTCCCACAAGCTGTTTCTCACCGATATTGATGATGTAATTGATTGCGTCCTGCTCACGGATCTGGTCAACCTCAAATGCCGTTGTCCAATCGTAACCGCTGATTGATTTTGTTGCAGATTTGTCGCAGACATACTTACGGCTCTTAGTCTGAGCCGCAGGTGATTCATCAAGTGTCTTTGCACCTACACCGAGCAGAGAAAAATTCGGCGACTTGTTTGTGCCGCCGCAGTCAAGATAATTCGCCTGCATACGCCTCTGTCTGATTACTTCACTCATTATTTTTTACCTCCAATTTTAGTATATTTAAGTTGGCACTGTATTTGATATCGTGCCGATTTTGTGTCATTGTCGATTGCATACCCCGATGACAGCACCTTAACGGATAAAGGGGTTAAACCTTCGGGCAGTTTCGGCAGTTTGCCGTTTAAGTCCTGTTCGGCAATCCACTCTTCGAGCCGTTCATAAAACTCCAAATTTGCTATGTTTATTGATTCATCGGGACTGTAATTTTCACGGCTTGCAAAGATAAAGAGGTACTGGCATTTAGCAGAGCCGTCAATGTACTGCTTTAGTACAGTTTTGCACGGCACAACCTCAATGCTGTACTGTTCGGGGTCTTCGCCGAGATAGTCAACATTAAGGTCATTATCAACCTCTAATACATCGCAATCGGCAAACCACCTAAACAATGATTTAATTATTGATTCGTCCATTATTTGCCTCCGCTTTTTTCTTTGGCGGTTTTGATGATGTCATCAAGATGGTCTGCTTTCATCCGCTCAAACCAAAACTTGCCCCTTAGACCACCGCTTGCAGTACCCTGTTTACCTTTGCCTGCATTAAGGTAGTAGTTGGTATGGGCATATACAATATCGTACATTACCTCACCACTACCTATCTTTGTGCCACGGATACCGCTCTTGATAAGATTGCCGGTTTTAAAAGGTACATATGGAGTAGAACGGCGAAGGACTTCGCTGTCCACAATTTTTTGAACCTTGCCACTCGGCTCAAGACCACGGTCTTTAAGCATAGTATCAGTAGTATTAAAAAGCAGTTTAATAATCATTTAACCACCAATTTAATGTGTCTTGAAAAGGCACTTGCCGACAGATTTTCGGTGACCTGCGTAATCTGCTGACCGCCTGCGTCAAGGATATCCTTAACAGTAATTACATCAAGGTCAACCAAGCCTTTTACAACATAATCTCCCTTTTTTAGGGAGTAGCAATTGTCACTTTCATCAAGCGGTAAAGACTTGTATGTTGACGGGTCAACATAGTGAGTAGTCTGCAAAACGCTGTCGGGGATACGGATAACATACTCATCAGATGCAGACACATTTTTGTCAGCAACAATAATTTGATCCCTACCGTGGTAATTAACTCCGTCCAAAACAGTTGCAAACCAAAAGGTTTCACGACCCTGCTTTTTAGAGCAAAACACGGTAATGCGTGTGTTGTTTGTGAGCATTATCTCACCCCCTGATATAAAAGACCTGTACCGCTTAACTCTTGTTTTATAGCCTTGTACATTGCTCTTTTTTCACGCTCTGCAAGCTCATCGGCATTGTAATCCTTGTATGTAACGCTGTAACCGTCCGTTGATTCGGACTTAATGCCTTGAGGGATATTTGCCACACCTCCACGGATTTCGGCAACCGCCTCAGCGGCGGCACAGACTGCATTTTTTACCTGCTCCGTCACTTCGGGAATTTCTCCCATAATAACATAGTTTAAAAAGCGTTCCGCCTTGCGTGCATAGCGATTGAATTCTTCGGCGGTTAAATCACCGCCGAAAGAATCCTTGTAATAAGCATAATCCGCATACATTTTTAAGATACCTTAATGTTACGGAAAACACCGCACTTTGTTGTGTTTTTGAGAGCAACAGCGGCAACCATTTCAACCTCAGCCTTTTTAACCGCACCGGGGGCAGTAAGGTCAGGCATATATGTTTTGATGATTGACGAACCGCTGAGGGAAACACCGTGGAAAGCATCAAGACCAAGCTGTACCGCATAAAGGTCGGTAAGACCTGTCACCTTTGAGCTTGATGCACCTGTTTCGTAAATCGGCACGCAAGGCACAGTCTTTGAACCGTCAAAGTAGTTACCCATATCGTAAAAAATGATACCGTCATAACCCTGAGCAGTTTTACCGAAAGCGTCCTCGGCTCTTGTGAGGTATCCTGCACGCTGAGCAACGCTTTTGAGCTTAGCAATAATCTTGCTGTTGCCGAGCAGAAAAGTAGGCTTGCCGTCAATACCACCGATAAACTCGTTGAGCATATCAATCATAAGCTGATAGTTGCTTGTAACAAGTGCAGAGGTTGAGAGGTCAACTACTGTCTTGTCAGAGCCTGCGTTGTACTCAGTGCTTGTGCCCTTGAGGAGAGTTGTAAGACCGTCAAAGTCAACCGACTTATTAGTCTTTGAGCCGTTAATACAGCAATTTTGAAAATGGTTACGAGTAGCGAGGGTTTTCTGCTCGAGCTGAAACGCAATTTCGTTTGTTGTTGCTTCCTGAATAACACGGTCAACCTCACTTGCACCGCCGAAGATTTTAAGGTCAACGGTCTTTTTAATTTTCTTCGCCTCATTGGCTGTGTATTCGCTGTTGATTTCTCTGCCTGCCGCTGTTGACGGTGTCTGGAGCTGTAAGTAACCGTAGGTGAGAGTTGAGCCTCCGACACCCGGTGATACGGCATCATCAAAAGTAAGCTCATCCATAAACTGTGAGCCACGGCGGAGAGTATCAATAACCTCCTGTGTCACCTTGTCGGCTCTGCCGACGCTTGCTTCTGCTAATGTAATAGGCATTTTGTGTCCTCCTTATTTCTTGTAATAGTCTTCAACGGCAGACTTGAGGTTTGAACCGGACTTTGCTTTTGCTCCGCCTGTGGGTCCGCCGAGGTCAAGTTTCTTTTTGGGTTCTTCCTCTGACTTAAAGAGGAAAGGTTTTGACTGTTTCAGCTCTGCAAGCTGTTCGTCAAGTCCCGTGATACTGCCGTCCTCAGTCTGAGATACCTTTGACATATCAATGTTAGCCTTGACCGACACGAGGTCAGCCGCACCTGCGTTATTGATGGCAGATTCAACCGCCTGCTCAAACTTGTAGTCATTGAGCTTTTTGTCGCCGTCAAGCTGTGCCTGCTTAACCTTGTTCTGCCAATCGGGGTCATAACCTTCAAGATTAGCGTTTGCAGTTTCGAGCTTTTTTGACACATCATCATACTTGTCCTTTTCGACATACTGACCGCCTGCAAGGTTGCCGAGCTTAACATCTGCCGCATTGTTTACCTTTTCGGCAAACTGTTCAAAGGTTAATGCCTCGTCACCAAACAGGGCTTTTAAAATTTCCATTAAGTCCATTTGTTTGCTCCTTTCAATTTATTAGCAATTGTGTGTACTCAAAAATTTGAGCAATATTAAAAGCCCCCGAGATTCGGGAGCTTATAAACTGTTTTATTCTACCGGCTCATATGTTTTTGCAAATGTGTCGGGTTTGCAAGGATATTTTTCACCATTAACACCGGTGATAATATAGTCACCCGGACTTGCTGTCATATCACCTTCAAGTGTGTGTATTACAACTGTTTTATCCGTGCGTTCTGCTTCTACCACAATGGGCTTTTTTCTGTATTTAGCCATTAAAACACCTTCTAATCATAAAAATAAGGGTAAAAGTAAAAGGGATGTTTCAAACACCCCCTTTAATACCCGTTTAAATTCGTTTAATTTTGTTTTAATCAAATCAACTATGTAACTTTACCTTTCAGTAATTAAAGCCGATACAATTGAAAATAAGCATAAATAATTATCTACCTTTTGCTACAGGCAAATCATCATAATTACTCTCAGCTCTTTCTGTTTCTATTGTATAATGCTTGCAAAATTGCTTTTCGGCTAAAAACTCTTTTGGAATTCCTTTTAAATAATATTTACATATAGTACCAAATTTGTTTTTTCTGTTAGCACAACTACTACACCTTGGTAAATTTGCCATTTTAATATCTCCTTAAATAAGTGTCTATATATTCATAATATACATCCAAATATTTCTTGCTTATACTTTTTCCTTTGTTTATAGCAACATACACCTCATTAAGAAACTCATCAGGATATTTATCAACCAATTTACAAAAACCTTTTACACGAGTATCTTCATTTAAAAATTGATATAACTGTTCAGTCTTTTCAAACGAATTATAGTAGTTAATGCGAGCATGCATTATTTCGTGATTTACTAAATCTTCGATGTTCTCACTTTGCCACCAACCTGAATCGTAATAATTCAAACAAGCAGCATTAAACTCATCTAATGTTACATTTAAAAAATAATCTCTATTTAAATACAACTGAGTTTTAGGGTGTACACCTGTTTCATAGTTAGTAATGAATACAGATTTATTCCCAATAGGAAATTTAGCAATTTTAATTTCATCAAATATGAAATCGTCATTTTCGGATAATCTTTTTTCGATTGCACCGTTAATTGCTTTAAGAATATCTGCAGATAACTCGCTGTCATTATATTTTTCAAAATTAGTTTCTGATTTTAATAAATAATTACAATTATCAGGAATTTTCACCGATTTACTTATAGTTTTAATTATACTCTTTTCAGCGGAATTTGCAACAGCTTTCTTATTTTTCCACACCGCTTTTTGAGCAGTACTTCTGCCAAAACCATAAGCCTGTTGACGAGAACGGTCGGGAAGTAATCCTGTTTTTTTACAAAAGCTATTCAGTTCTGACTCCTGCCGTTTCAACTTGCTTGAATAGTGGCTGAAATTTTTTTCTAACTTTTGTAACAGCTGTTCATCGGAAAGATTATTCAAAGCCTCATCACAAGCGGCAAGTGTTCTTTTTGTTACCCTGATTTTGCGTTCGTAGGCTCTTTGCTGTTGTTCTGCCTCATACAGCGTGTGCATTGAGCCGTCGGGATATTCAATGTTTTTAGCATTCAGTTCTTCGAGGTCTTTTGCCGAGTACATTCGACTACTACCCTCAAAGAACGGATACCAATCGTGTCGGCAGTTCCAGCCTTTAAATCCGTCACCTGTGCCGTAACCAATATCAGATAAGGACAAGTAACCTCTTTGACCACTCAGGCTTACAATCTGTCCCTGCCAAGCCGAGTGGCTCGGTCGAGCTCCTGCGTGGGCGGTAATTTCCATAAGGTCACAGCCAAGCTCTTGGGCATTTGATAGGCATATCTGACCCGTGGTTTGACCTATGCCGGTCATAACATTACGCCGTACAGCAACATCAAGTCGGTCACGATGACCGGAGGGATAGATTACATACGCTCCGTCTTGAGCTACCTGTTTAATTGCATCGGCAATTGCCTGTTGCGGAGTAAATGCTCCGCTTGATGCTTTTAGTTCAGCAAGACTGCAGGCATTAATAAAGCTCGTTTGCGATGACACAGCTGTGGTCAGAGTAAGATTGCTAAGATTGCCCTGCGTTTTCTTAAAACCTGCCTCAAGTAATTGCATTTGTACATCAGACACCTTGAGTGACTTTGGATTCATACCGTTCTGACGGTAAATTTCGTTATCATACTCCGTAGCGGTCACACCTGCATCTTCAAAAAGTTTTTTTAGTTCTGATTCTGTTTTGTCACTATACTTAGCGACACTTGACAGCACTTCAGAGTGAAGAATGCCGAGCTCCTGCATATGCTGTGCCTGCCATATGCCCGTGTCGGTCATTGTACCCGTTTTGGCAATTCTTCGGGCAATGTCACGGACGATTTGTTCTTCAAGTTGCGAGTAAAGATTGATGATATTATCGGCACAATGGGCAAGCTGTTCGGGTGTGAGCATTAAGTGCCACCGCCTTCATCAAAAAAACTTTGTACACCGCTTTCGGGTAACATTTCTGCCGCCTGTTTATCATCAACTCCATACCGCCATTTGAGGTAGTCGGTCTTTTTGCGGATACCGCTGTTGACCTCATTGAGCTGTATAGCCTGCTCTTTGTCCTTATCTTCAAGCACGCCATCGCCCCAATTAAAGCTAACTTCGTACTCTCCGCTTGGAGCAAGATTACAGGCATCAGCCATAGCATTGCACGCATATATGTAGTCCTCAAGTACAGCCTCAAGCGAGTGCTGCATATCAGACACAGCTGTATAGCTACGCTGTTTTGATGCTTTGATTTCTTCCGCTGTCTTATCTACATTTTGTGGGTTTGACAATGTGCCGTAAGCAAGGGAGCAGTTAAACTCAATCTGTCTTTTTATTTCGTTTAGTCCATTTGAGTAGTTATCATCACGCAAAGTCGGGTTAAAAACTTCATAAAAAGACTTATCTTTGTTATCGTCTGCATCAATGTTAAATTTGCGAAACAATCTATCACGGGTTGACGGTGTTCCGAGCGTATCTTCGCCCGGTCGCTGTCGAAGAACTTCTTCGCCGGCATCAACTGCAAGCTCGCCGCCTTCAAACTCCCACAAATATCTGTCCCACTGCAAGTCAGCCTCATTAAGCAGCTTAATTGCTCGGCTGTAAACAGACACACCTAAGGGACTGCCACTTTCGATGTTATTAGCAAAAGGTACAGACCAAAAAGCAAATAAAGGACGGTCAACATCATTGATAACTATGTATGGGTCAATTCTCGACCACATATCGCTGTCAAGACTTTCAGGATTTATTTCCGCCCCGATGTTGTCGGGACTGGATGAAACAAAAAAGTGACTTTCGATTGTGTGTGATTTGTTTTCGTAGCTGTAAGTCTGCTTTTCAACTCTTGTGTAATAGTTCTTGCCTTTGACCTCTTGATTAAAAAACACGGCAGCGGTTATTATGCCGTTGCTGTAATTAAGAGGGATAAACTTGTCCTGCGTGATGCAATCGGGGAGGATTACACCATTACGAACATACGGTTTAAACATTATGCCGCCGACCGCACAACCTGCCTCAAGCCTTACTCTGAGCTGTTCAAGCAATCTTTCATACTGTTCTTGTAAATAATCCGCACGCTCTGAACCCGTTATTTCGCTCTCAAATTCAATCATAATTAACCGTGCAAATTCGGACGCTATCGTTGCACCGAGGTTAAGTGTCTTGTTGTGGCAATCTTTGCTCCAAGACGGCTCATCGGCATATATTTCAAGCCATACTTCCATAGCCTCTTCCATATTATCAAATTGATAATTGCTCGTAGCGTTTTCGGGGTCAAGTTTGTTTACAATACTCCTTAACCAACTTAAAAACACATATTTAGCACGCCTTTTCAACTGCTCACCTCCTTATTATTTGTATTTAAACTCACGCTTTAGGACTGTATAAGCAAAATAGCGTATATCGTCCATTGCGTGGTCATTTTCCTTAACTACTTTGTCAACCTCAGCTTTATCGTCCCAGCGGTACATTCCGAACTCCTCTTGTGATGCCTTGCACTTAACGCCGATTTTAATTCTGCCGTCGGTCAGCATTTGGCTTGTAGTTCGGATACCGTTTATAACATCATTTTTCGCCGACTTAACAAAAAACTTGCCGTGTCTTTTGATCGTAGCTTTAAAGCTGGCGGCGGACGGGTCAATTATCACACGCTCTATATAGCGGTCACCTGCGAGCTTATCAAGCTCTGCGTAATGCTCTTCATCGGTGCGTTGATAGCCTTCCTTGCGACTATTGTAGTAATATTCGTCAACTCTAATAGCTTCGTTGTCGGTCACACACCAAAGTCCCATTGAGCAAGGGTTAATAGTTCCATAGTCCATTGATATGTACCATGTGCCTACAAGCTCATCGGGGTTGCCGTTCCACAATTTTTCCTTGATATGGTCGTTGTAATCTTGGTAAACAAGACCCTCGGCAATAACCCACTCACCAAGGATAAAGCGGCGGTAAAATGTGCCTTGGTAAAGGCTGTAATACCGCTGTTTTACCTTGTCGGATAATGATAGGTTATCGTCCATTAAAAATTTAAGTCGCAAAGCGTGCTTTTCAGGAGCCTTTAAAACCCACTCACGATAAAACCAATGGTTAGGGTTATCGGGGTTGCAATTGAACCAAAACCTTGCACCCTCGATAGAGCAACGGGCAAGAGCCTGTTCGACAAATGACCTCGGCATCAACGCAACCTCATCAAAAAGTACTCCGGCAAGCGTAACACCCTGAATCAAGTCCTGTGAGCTTTCATCTTTACCGCCAAAAATGTAAAATGTATTAGATTTGCCGTCTTTGCTGATTATCAGCAAGTTTTCCGACCGTTTATCCTTTATGTCATAGCGATGTTTGAGCATATTGATAAGAGGCTTAATAACATTTCGTCTGCAAGAGCCTACGGTTTTACCGCAAATAGCAAAGTTACAGTCAGCGAATGTTGCCATTGCCCAAAAGATAAAAGATATACTCATGCTTACGGTTTTTCCCGAACGAACTGATCCGTCTGCAATTATCGCATCATATTTATCCTTTATCCCGTCAACTTTCCACCAGCTAAGTACTTTTAGCTGTTTTCTCGAAAAAGGCTTAAACTTCATCCTTAAAAGCCTCCTCGCCTGCCCCTTCAAGTGCCTCAATCAATCCGTCATCAATGGTTGTTACTGTTTCCGGTTTAAAATAGTCGGCATACAGTTTGATAGCCTGTGTGTCGCCGTTTCGACATTTATTTATAAGTGCCTGCCGAATTGCCGTCAGTTCGTCGTTTTCATATTTCGTAATAAGAGCATTTAATTTTTTTCTGAACTCTCTTGACTTAACAACTCCATAGGACAGAGCAAGTGACTTTAAATCTTCAACAATATTAAATTCCTGCTTCGTGTTTGTTTCTTTGAGCAGTTGTTCAAGTTTTGACAGCTTATTCATTTTGCACCTTCTTTCTTTTTTGCATAAAAATAAACACCCGTTAAAAGGTGTTTAAAAGCATTTTAATGTATATAAAAAACAGCGGTTTGTGGTGTTAATTTTAATGTCAGCCATATGAACTAATTACCGGAGGGATTATCCATGAACGAACAAACCGCTGTTTTTAACTTGGGTATAGCTTCGCCATCCGCTAACCTGAGGTTATCGGTGACTTCGCCGTATGTCAGCCGTTGCATCGGGTGGAGACGAATCAATCCGCCGTCTGTTCGGGCATTTGTTCGGTAAACGATACTGTAAGCTCAGTCGGCTCACTTGCAAGGGTAATTTTGACCGTTGCTTTCTTGTATCGTTTCTGTACTTTCACAATTTTATCTTTATTCTCAGCCAAAAATCCGCTGACTGTTTCGTAACCGTCATCAGTGAATTTAAGTACCGAGGGAGTTTTCAAAAGTTCGCTCAAAGTCAAAATAAACTCTGATTCTGTGTCCGTAAGAGGGATAGGGCTTGTTCCACCTCCGAGCAATCTAATAATGTTCGGAATGCCCTTAAACACATAATATTTTGACCACTCGTAATCCATACGAACGAAAACATAGCCGTCAAAAAGTATATGCGGTTGGGTTATCCACTTGCCTTTTGAGCGTATCAGTTTGTTTTCAATCGGCACAATGGCATCATAACCACGATGTCGGAGCTGTTCCGCAACAGCATGTTCTTGTCCTGTGTTTACATACAAAACATACCACTTGATGTTCATCATCCTTGCTCCTTTGCTTTGAGCTTGTTGATTTCATCCATAAGCTCGTTGTAGAGCCGTGGGTTACTTTTCTTGATAGTGTCATAAAGCAGGCTCTGATTTTCCTCGAGGGCAAGACGCTTGTCTGACTTGACATCCGTGTCGGTCTTACGCTTGTATGTTACTGCTCTCGCAAGGGCAGTAGCCTGTCTTAAAAGGTCTTCGGCAGACACTTTATCGAATTGTCCTTCGTCAAGTTTTGATATGGCATCAAAAACCTTTTGTGATGCCATTCTCAAAATAGCCTCTGCAGGGTCAATTTCAGGATAACGCTCGGTTTCGGTGAGTATCATTCTGAAATTTTCCTGTGCGATTCGTAACTGCTGAGCGTTCGCCAAAAACCTTGATGCGTAACGGCTAACTGCTGCCTGTGACAGCTGTTCGCCGTTATCAGCAAGGTATGACACAATTTCACGATAGGTCTGTCCGCTGACAAGCATCTGATCTACGGTGTCCTTGAGGTCAGGAGGCAATTTGTCGATTTTTCCGCAAGCTCTGCGGTTGTTTCTGCCCATAGCTAAACCTCAATCGAGTTATCGGTAACAGAACCTTCGAGGAGCTTAATGCCCTTTGATGAGAGTTTTGCCTCAAGTTCTTCATACGGAACATCTGCGATGTCGGCAGGTTCTTTTGTTTTGATATGACGGAGCAAAATGTATTCCGACAAAAAGAGGTAATTAACCGATGACAAAAAGTCATGCTCCGAAACATTCCCGATTGCGTACTTAACATCGGACAGTTTTTCATAATTCACATGAAGTATGTTAATAGTTCTCAAAATCTGTCCGTTGTTCTGAACAAAGTTTCTTGCCTTGATTTTCTGCATATATGCCTCAGCATCGTTAGTCATTATTATTACCTCCTCTTAAAAGCTCCAAAATGAGCTTGTTTTGTGTCTTTATTTCGTCCTTAACTTCGTTGATAGAGTTGTAGTAATCTTTTTTGGTCAAACAGTTTTCCTTTATTTGCTCAACATCAGTTTGCAACTTACCGATAGATTTGTTGACATCGGTTTTAATATCTTTTAATTCATCTTTCGTAACATATGACAGCTGAATTTCTTTGATTTCCTTGTCGTGTCTATCCGCTTCGTTAATTGTCCTTTTAAGAAAAAAACTGATAATAGCAATAGCTCCCGAAATGATAAGACCGAAGAGCCACCAAGTGTCTGACGCAAAGTTCATAAAAACTACTCCAAAAAAATAAGGTATCATTAAGTCTGTAACTTAATAATACCTTATAAAACCGTACTCCCGTAGAGGAAGAATATCCTATTTTTTCTTCATTGTTATATATCATCAAAAATACTTAACTGACCGTCAAGATTACCGTTTGAGCATATGATTCTCACATACCTTTCAGACAAATCATACTCTCTTGCGAGCTGACTGCTGTTGTATCCATTGTACTTCGCCTTGATTTCAGCATTGCGTTCAAGTTTTTGTAACTCGCTGTATTTTTGGATATATATTGTATCTCCACCAAATGTTTGACAGAGTTTAATATAGCTTTCAATTCCTATTATCTCCGCTATATCCCTTTGAGTGCCTACCAAATCATCAAGATTTATTTTCACCAGCCTTCCTCCTTTGAGCACTGTCAATGTACTTTTTAAGTTTTTCAATCAAGGTTATGCCCTGATTATATGTCAGCCACCTAAAAGGCTGCTTTGATGTACAGTCAATTTTTAACTCTTTCTTTATAATACCGCAGAGTCTGTCGCCGAGTTTAGCTGTGGTAGGCTCGGTATCGTATTTTTCAAGCTGGTACATCAACTGCCACACTTTGCGTTTCTGACCGTCTGACATTTTTCCTCTGCCGCTGTCCTCGTATCTTTTCTTCTTATACGGTTTCGGCGGCTCTGTGAGGCTCTGCAATTTCAGCCTTTCGGCAAGTTCTGCGACAACTGTTCGGTATTCGTTTTCATCAAGAGTGCGTATGCTCTCCTTTTGAGTAAGACGATAAACAATCGTGTGCAGCATATCGTTTTTGTTGCCCGATTCCAACACACCGAGCCGTGCCGCCATTGCGTATATTCTTTGTGTCTGCTGTGGCTTTAACAAATCAATCACCTCAGCTTAAAGATATCTTTGTGCTGTCCTCAACAACAAAACTGCTCTGTATCTTCATTAGGATATCGTCAATATGACTTTCGTCCATACAGTTGACGGTCAGCAGGTTTTTGAAGTCCTGCCATACAGCCGCCTCTGAAATGAGGTAGGCATACTCTTTTGCATCGTCCTCCGAAAGGTTTGTGAACTTTAAAATGTTGTTTACATCCTTATCGTAGTTAATGCCCTTGCATTTTTTGACAAGCTGTTTGCGTTCGTCATCAGACACGCCGTTCATCTGTTCAATAACTTCTTTGACGGTGCATCTTACAAAATTGCCCTTCCACAAACCGATGAGCATTCTTTTTGCCGGAGCAGAGAGGGAATATTCTGTCTTTTCCGTAACCGCATCTTTGTATGCTTTGCCAAAAATTGAGAGCAAAAATGAGTTGTATGTAATTTTGAGAGATTCCGAAGTTACCGCTGTAAGCTCTGATTCTGTGCCTGCGTAATGGACACTTTTATATTTGGTGTTTTCAAGGTCTTCCGAGCACTGCATAATAATCTCTGCTTCGAGCTTGTCCTTGCGTGCTTTGAGTTTGCTCATATCTGCTTTAATGCCTGCAAGCTCATCAATCTGCTTTTTTAAATCAGTCATTTGTTTTATCCACCTTTGCAAGTAATTTTTCGGCACATTTGCGGCAGATGATAACATTATCTGCAATGATTACATTTTCAACTGTACCGCAAAAGCGACAACAGGGAGCAGACGGTTTAATTGTAACAGTGCCGTCTGTACTTGTTTCAATGTCAACAGCATTGCCCGGAAACAATCCTGCTTCGTCTCTTATCTGCTTTGGCAGAGTAATAGAGCCGTTTTTACAGATTTTCTTTGATGTTTTCATATAAATTGACCTCCTGTTCAATATGTATTGTTGTCCTCACTCTGCATTCATACGGACTTGTGACCGTTCCCGTTGGCGGAAGTTGCATTAAGGTGAGCGGATTATCTCCGCTCATTAACCTCTTTTATTGCACATATAAAGCCTTCTAAAGTTCTATCTGCAAAAGTTTTGCCCATATTTTTTTCGAGCTTTTTTATAACTTCAATTGTTAATGACCCTATTTTTCCAAGAATATCGATAGCATTTCCTGTTACAACAGAGTCGGTTGTTTTGTCAGAATTTTCAACCGAAATTATTACTACCTTTTTTTCACAAACAGCGGTTTTGGCTTTTTTAGCAAACGAATCTATTATCGCACCACTCAATTCATTTCCAAATTCAACTGTGTAATCTTCCATTTTTATCCCTCCGAAATTTAATAAAGTTCAATGCTTTTGTTATTAGCAATAAAATGTTTTTTCATTTTCTCAAAGTTTGTCCAATATGGTAAATACACATCATAGCCAAACTTCTCTTTGAGTTCCTGCTTAGCTTTCTTGCTACGAGCTCTGTAAAGTTTGCAATCTTTTTCGGTAACTACCGACTGTCTCTTACAGCAACAAAATCTCCTGCGTTCTTCGCAGTCCTCCATAAGCCACTTGCCACGAAATTCATCGTTGATATAAACTGCAATAACATTTTGAAATCGTGATTTTTGAGTGAGGTTCAGAGATACTTTATATCCGTCAATTTTGAGATGTACATACGGACTCCATACAGATGTAAGGGCTTCGTCAACCTTTTTCCACTCTTCTGCGGTCATTGTTACCCCTCCTTTTACTCTTTTTTACCTTTCGGCTTTCGCCACGGATCATCCAACCGACCCATACAAGCAGGAGCACCATAGGCACAAAGCAAATTTCTCCGCCTGCTGTAAAGCTCCTTGTACCCATTTGACCGAATGCGGCGGTCATTACTACTCCCGTGCTGAATCCTGCGGCGAGCAGTAACACGATTTTTCTTAACGACATTTAAAATCCCTCCGAATATTATTTAAAACACCTTGATACGCATAGCTTTTGCCATTGCGATTAAGCCTTCATAGGTGATGTTTCCGTTGTCAACGGCATTTCCAAAAACATTGCTTGCTCCTCTGATGCCCTGTTCAGACCTTGCAATGCCAAGTAAAAAACTTACTGCTCGTTCATCGGACTTAACGGCAGGAAACAACAGCTCAATGTCGCTGTTTTTAATTGCTGATGTATGCCTTACTTCGGTAAGTTTTGTACGGTTACGAATCTGAGCGAACGCTTCTTTGCTTTTGCCGGTATTTGTAACGGTTTCAATGTTTCCGACAAGGCAAATGCCAAGCTGTGGGTTGCTATCAAAAAAAGCTCTGATAGCCTCAATGGTTTTAATCGGCAGATGCTGTGCCTCATCAATGATGAGTACCTTGCGTTCACCTTCAAAGCTATCTGCAAGTCTTAACCACATTTCATCTTTGCGACCTGTTGCGGTGATTTTCTGTGTTCTGCAAAGCAGTTTTAAAAAGGCACTCAAAGTTACCAAGCAAGGATTTACAGACACATAAATCGCAGTAGCCGGATAATCTTCTGCATACTTTTTACAAGCCATTGTTTTTCCTATGCCTGCATCGCCACACTCAATTGCAAGACCGCCCTTAAGATGACACAAGCGGATTGTATCATAAACTTCCGTGCTTATACTTGTAGGCTTGTAGCTGTTAATGTTAAGCACCTGAGCTGATTTGAGATTCTCTGCAGCGGCTTTTGTTTCAAAAGTCTCTGTTAAAAACTTTTCAAAATCACTTAAATTACCGTTATAACGGTTGTTCAAGTAGGTTGACAAAGTCGCTGCTGACTTTCCGAGAGCCCTTGCGGCTTTGGTTTGTGAGCCGCACTCTTCGATAAAGTTTCTTAATTTCTCCTGTAATTCAGGATTGGCTGACATTACCGACATTTATTATTCCTCCTTCTGTCGTTGTTCAAGGTTTCGTATCATTTTTGCTTTATCTATCGTTACGATGTTTGACTGACCAACCGCCATAGGCAACTGCTCTGCCGTTTCATCGGCACGGTGTACTGATATAACTTTCGGATTGATTTCCTCGGCATTTGCTTTGTTTTCCTCAGCGGTTGCAAGTACAAGGTTAAGTGCTGTTTCTTTACCAAATGCGGTAATTTGGCTTGCCTTGAGTTCCTGTTTAGTGAGTTTTTCAAGGCTTTTAACCTTTCTGAGAGCCTGTGCAACGGCATCTTTGGATGCCCCATAAGCAAGCACCGCCTCATTATCAGTCGGAGCGGTCATTATATAGTTATCATCAAGGTCATATATTCTGACTTTGGATATATCCTCAGGATCATATCGACAGTAAACCGATTCGCCGAAATGATTTAGAATAAGGTCATCGTTGTAGTAGTCGATTTTTTCTCCTGCTACAGTAAGATGTACGCCACGCCTGCCGACTTTCTGACTTCTTGTGCTTCTCATTAACATCAAGTTGAGGTCAAGCTCTGAGGCAACTCGCTTTTCTTTAAGTTGTTCTCTGTAAACCTGCATTCGGCTTTTACCGCTGTCTGAGCTTACCGCTCCACTGTAAGGCTTTTCATTCATATAGTAGGTTAAGATGTCCTCAACCGCCTGCGTAAACTCATAATCAGTAGGTATGTTGTCAGTATCTTTAATTACTTTTTTAAGCTTTTCGGGGCGTTCTACAACATTGCCGCCGGTATATGTGGGGAATAGTCTTGATAGCCTGTCCTTGACATCCCTGAATCGTCTTTCAATGATCTTTGCCTTAGCGTTTCGTACTATTGCATTTGTCATTTTAATGCCCAGCCGTTCAAAGACGGGAGGCGGTGCAAACTTGTCCTTTTGACTCTTTTTTAATCTGTGACCAAGTCCGCCGACATCGAATGTCAAAAACTCTCGACCGTTATCTACATATATGTTTTCGGGGATTCCGTATTTTACAATACCTTTCCTCAAGGCAATCAGTGTAGCTTGCGATGACGGTGCATCGGTTACATAGCAACCTGTAAAAATACCCGAACGAGCATCAAAAAACGCTGTAAGATAAAGCCTGTGGATACTTCCGTTTTCGCCCTTTGTCTGCACATCAAATGTGTGGTTATCTGCGATCCACCATTCGTTTGATGCCATACCTTCATAAGTTCTGCGTATGTATGGAGCACATCTGTCTCTAAATGCTTTCATACCTTGCCGTCCCATAATTTCAACAGGCTTAGGTATTGCCGTTTGTACTTTCCTGTAAAACGATGCATAAGCAGGGAGAGGCAACAGCTGTGGAGCTTCTCGCTTAATCCACATTTCGGTGTATTCATAGCACGCCTGTATAGGGTGCTGTGCCTCATCAAGATAAAAACTTAAAAAGCATTGCCACACTTCTTCAGGAATTGACGATGTACCTTTTTTCCAACTTCCACGATTGTCAAGCAGTCCTGCAAGGTCATCAGCTTTTAAAGCCTTTTTCTTTCGGTACAAAATTCCCTTTGATATGTTAAGGTCGGGGTTAGCAACCTTTTGTAGTTGTACAAATTTTTCTGTTGCAGGTACTTTCTGTAACTTTGATGTTGCACAATACTCATCCCAAGCATTAAGTATCCTTATTCATTCGGCAATCTCTTCACGCTGTACCGCCGAAAATTCATCAAATTCCTTGTGGGGTCGCTCCGTCTTGCGTTCGGGGAGCAAATCCTCAGGAATTGCTATTGCGTGCGATTTGTAGTATTTAAGCTGTTCCGAGTGGGATAGTTCATTTAAAGGTATCAAATATTTTTTGCGGTTGTTTTGGTTTATTGTTTCATCACCCTGAAGACTTCCATTGTTTATGAGCATTTTTACATATCGTTCAGAGCAACCTTTTATCCCAGCAACTTCCTTTGCCGTTAGATAAATCAAAAAATCACATCCTTTTGACCTGCCATCATCAGAGCAGGTAGGTCATTTCCTGCTGACCGCCTTGCGGCGGTTTCGGCTTAAAAATCAAACATTATTGATATTGATTCACCATAAGTTGAATAATAGTCTGTTTCTACTGCTTTAATCTGAGATTCATTAAGCTGTCTTAAATCGTCAAAATTTATTCCGTATTTTCTGAGTATTTTTTCAAGTTTTTCGGTTTTAGTTAAATTTTTCCTTTCAAATAAATCTAATCTTTCCATAAGTCCTCCTTGATGTGACATTCTTTAGTGGTATAGTGGATACAGTCTTCAATGGTGCATTTTCGTGGTTCGCCCGTGTCAAGAATGTAATAACAAATCGAATAGCCTTTGTTATTACTATGGTTTAATGGTCGGCGGTGTCCACAACCTTTGCAGTGAGGATTCACTTTATTACACATTGAATGCTCTCTCCATAAACTCTTTTGCTGCGGAATTTCTGCTTGCAAAATAACTGCCACTGTACGGATCTCCGTCGCTGTCCAGCCACCACACAACCCACGGTTCAACTGCATTTGGATTGTGAGCCATTACAACACGATTGTTTATGTTTCCGATTATTTCATACCTGTTAATTGTTTTGCCTATCAT